AATTTACCCTCTTGATCTACAATCTTTCGAAGTGAATATGCCCATTGATTGCCAGCAATAATCTGTTCAACTAGTTTTTCAATATGATTCAGTTCAAACCAATTATCTTCATCTAGAAAACAAATAAAGTCACCTTTCGCAACGTATGACATTGCACCATAGATCCGATGACCATTGTATTGATCTTTACCTGTTGGATATGGAAGTGTTACTACATCAGCAATTGAACGCCGAAGATAAGGCATAGCAATATGTTCTCGTTCTTTGCCATCAATCACAACAAGATGTTGGATATTCTTATATGTCTGATTACTGACTGATTGAATAACTTGACGTAATGTTAAACTACCAGTTGTTGGTGTAATCACCGTTATCAAAGGACCCATAATAAAACTCCATATTTAAGATATCTTTACGAAAACTCCGGAAGCTTCTGTGCTTGATGCTGCATATCCAATGATTTCACGCAGTATTCTTTCCTTAGTTTCATCATTCAATTTACTAAATTCAGCCAAAGTCTGTAGAGTTAAGTATTTCGAATAATTCCAATCATTAGTCTGCAACATTGGTTCATCTACTTTAATTTTTATTTGATTAGCATATGCCGCAATACTAACTCCAATTCCAAGTCTATCTTTTTTAACTCTTTGTGTAACACTTATAGCATTAGCAGCATCTAGATCTACTTTACCAATTCTCTTGAAGATTGATGCGACTTGTCCACCTCCAATTTTTCCACCAGAAGCATATTTTCCTTTTATCTCACCTTGCCAAGAACCAGTGTCTGAAAATGATCTAAATTGAATCGACATATTTGGATCATCTTTGTAAGCAAATAAAATATAGCCATCTTTAGATTTATTAGAAACTTTAAAAGATTTGAATGTTGTCACAGTTGCTTTTCTATTGTAATTAAAAATTTCATCATGTACTGTTGGGCCAACTTTTTTAAGTGATACACCAATGACATCTCTAGATTCATAAAGTTCTGTAACTAGATGATTTAGAGATGCAAATGTTTGATCCAGTGGAGAACGTTCGATTATCTTTTCACCATTTGATGTCATTAACCAAATATCTGCTGGACTCCATTTGTTAATGTTAGCGAATAACTTTTCTTTTTTATTTGCAGTTAGAAACATTTTGTTAATTTTATCAACTAATTTTGATCCTCTGTGAAAAGTATATTTTGTTAAATTACCTTTAAATTGATCCATTTTTCGCATATAGTTAGCTATTCTAATTGACGAATCAATCCAATCATCTGGCAATTTTTCAATTATTTTATCAGTTGTGGCATCTGTAAAACATTTATATTTCACATCTTTATAATAGTTCATGAAATCATCAAATGATTCTAACCTTTCATTGAATGCAATTGCTGTATACCAACATTGTGCAGATTCAGCAAGTTCTGTAACTTCTGCCCCAGCGCCTGATCCACCACCACCTGCGGATTGTTTATATACAATCGTTACACTTTTACCTTCTGGTGTTTTTATTTTTGTTACATTGAAAGAAGATCTATCTTCTTTTACATCATCATAGGGAAATTTATTCTTATCAAAAAAAGCATACAAATCTGCCTTGACTTTTACCCTATCATCAACGTTAACGGTAATAATAGATGCATTACCATTAACCAACAAGGTTCCACTATAAACACCTTTTATTAACTGTTTAATGTACTCATTCGTGGATGACATTATATAATACCCTGTAAATTAAAATATTTATCTCATGATATCTATATCGTGATCATTCGTCCAAACCTCCAGTTTGTTCCTCAAACGACCCTCAGTCTTCAACGATTCATATCGATTAGTAGCCTTTTGCTTCCACCACTGAACTATTTTCTCAAGTTCAAACTTGTCATAGTTTTCTTTATCTTTGATGAGTGTGTCAGTCTTGCAATTAATATAATCGATGTAGTTAGAGAAACCATAGTTAGAAATATAGTATCTTTTCTTTTCAGTCAGATTCTTTGCTTTCTCGATTGTTGCATCGAATTCATCAGCCGCAGATGTTCCTTTGAGTGCAGCCTTAGTTAAAGATATGATCGACATCGTTATTGTTAGTTTCTTACTAGAAGTCTTCTCTTCAACTAGTGGACCGACTTTAGATTGCACAAAATCACGAAGATCCGAATATGGTTTACCATGCATCATTGGTAGAAAATTAGAATCAGTCAAACCTTTGTATCTCACATAAGGCTTCATTCCATCATACTGAGATACTTGTTTTGAAGATCCATACAAACTAGTTGTTTCAAACAAACACAAATTCATATCATATTTCTCGTTGACAATTTCACGTACGGTGTGTGAACAACAAATTGCAGCGAGAAGTTTACCACCCAAGTAATTAAAACCAAAAGGTTGACTAGGAACAATAGCAAAACCCATCATTGCAGATCGATTAAATCTTTTATTCCACTCAGATTTCTGTGTAAACACTTGAGATAACATTTCGTTTCTAGGTTTACAATTAATTACAGGTGAAGCGAGTCGAATGAATCCTAGAAACTTATCTGTGTTCTTTTCTTTGATTGCAAATTCAATTCTTCGTCCAACTGGACTTGAGTTTACATGTGAAGATGTAATACTAAGTAGTGTTTGCCATTGTATGGTCGGTATCTGACAAACTTGAATATCCATATCATTTGGATGCATCGAGAAGTCTGAGAACAAGTCATCTTCTGGAGGAAACAAAGATTGAGGAATCGATGACAATGAATTGATCTTTTGATCTCTCATGTACTCATCGATCCGATCAAAATTTCCAAAGTAGTCTTGAAATGCTTTAGCGCAAACTAAACCATCTTCATGTGTCAATTTCATACTTTAAATCCAGAAAAGTCTTTCTTTTTAAATTTATTTTGTTGTGGTTGATTATCTTGTTTACCAGCATCAGCAAGTCCATCTTGCGCTGTCTGTTCTACATCATACAGTTTCATTCTCGACCTGTCAACACCAATGACAAATCTTTTGAATGCAGTTGGGTCAGAATATCGATTCTTCAACTGCTTGACCATAATTTGACCAAGCGCTTCAAGTTCTTCGGATGTGATCAAAGCAAACATCAGGTCAGCAGTCGCTGGCAAACCAAAACTCTCACTTGTATCTTCGAGTCCTGGGTCGGATGAAGTAAAACCAGATCTTGTTGTTTGTGTAGCAGAAACAATTGGGACTCCGTACTCAACGGCAAGTCCTCGCAATTCTTCTGCAATAGATTTGACATATGTATACGAGTTAATATTGGAGCCAGGCTTAATACGAGAACTGCAACAGATATTAAGATAATCAATGAAGATAATATCGGGTACAAATGACTTTTTAAGATTGAGTTCATTGAGTAATGTCCTAAAGTGTGTTGTTGATGCTGATGCAGTAGGATACTCTTTGATGATCAACTTACCAGTGGTCATATCTTTGACACGTTTTACTTTACGATCATACATGTCACGTGGCAGTTCCAACAATGCATCAATCGACACATTCAATAGATTTGCATCGATTCTCTCTGCAATCTTTTCTTCGGCCATCTCAAGAGTAATGTAGAGGACATTCTTACCTTGTGCCATAGCGCCAGCAGCCACATGACACATAAACAAAGATTTACCAACTCCGGTGCCAGCAAGGGCGATATTAAGTGTCTTGGCAGGAAGACCACCCTTTGTGATTTTATTAAAGTATTCGAGGTCAAATGGAATTCGTTCCTCTTTTCGATGATAAAATTCATATCGTTCATCAGAATTCTCCAGATAATCATGACCCACCGAATTATCAAAACTAACTGCTAGAGCGTCTGATAATATTTTGGGAATCGCACCTTTGTCATTGGACTTGTCTTTTCCGTCCAAGATTGAAATAGACCCCAATACAGCATTGTAGATTGCTCTTTCCTGGCAGAACTTTTCGGTTTTGTCAGTAAGCCATTGAACTTTGGATTCTTCATCTTTAAACGAAGCAATTTCATGTAGATACGACTTGGACTTCTCCAGTTCTTCATCCGAGAGATTTCGCCTTTCTTTGACGGCCAATTCAATCGATTCAATCGTTGGTGTAGAGTTGTAAGTTTCTGTGAACTTGTTGATTTCTTCATAAATTATCTTTTCAGTTTTGTCAGTAAAGTATTCAGTCTTCAGAAATGGAAGTACCTTACGAAGATAGTCTTCATTCCTAATCAGATTCCTCAATATAACTGTCTCCAATCTCATCCTGTATTCCTTGATTTTGTTCCATAATGCTCACAAGAATATCACCAATCTTGTTCTTGAAGTTCAAGTCTTTCTCTAGTTGATCTGCCTCTAACGGCGTCTCAACTATATTATACACGAACCTCAAGTAGATGTCACCTGTTTCCTTGTCTTCATCGAACTTTACTTTACCATATTGATAAAC